TCCTGAGTAAGATTTGTATCTACATCACCTTCTATAGATGAGTATACACCTTTACGAACACCATTCTGATCTTCTAATGAGAACCATAGGTTAGCAGATGAATTAGATCCAGTAGCATTTTTAGCAGCACCAGTGAAAGGTGTGCTTCTTTCTCCAGCAACAACACTACCAAGCTCAATAGTTGTTGGGTTAACAATACTCTTGATGTAGGTATCAGTAGGAATATTTGCTGTTGTTAAAGTATTAGGATCAACAGTTGTATTATTAGAATTAACTCCTGTATATTCCTGAACCTTCATACCAATAACAAGTCCAACAGTTGATGGAACTGTTACTAAGGAAGAGTTATTAGAAATAGAACATCCTGTCTGTAAGTATGTCCAGTTACGAATAGATGCAATAGCAAGATCACGAGCATATTCAAAACCTTCGATAGTCTCAAACTTCTCGTTATCAATGTAGTTTAATTCACCAGCACTGAAGTATGACTCAGCAGCTTGAATAGTATTAATGTTACCACCAAGACGTAAGTCAGATATAACAGCATCAAGAACTAATCCAACGTCTCTCTGACACTTGCTGATGATAATATTCTTACTGAGAAGATCTGGATACTTCTTAGTGATAAATCCATAAGTCTCTTCTTGAATAAGTTCTTTGTTATCCTCTATTCTATTAGCAGCATCTTGTGACTTATTATCTACAACTACTGTAGTAGGATTAAGAATCTGTAATGATGATGGATAGAAATTATAACCAGAAGGTGATAATGTAGCATTATAGATTCCACCAGGTACAGGAGATTTACCAGAAGCAGCAGAATATGGATCTAACTCAACATAAATCTTCTCATTACTCTTAGCACCTATTCTATATCCATTAAGAGTAGCAGCAGGACGCTTCTTAGGATCTGTAACATTATCACTACCACCATAATAAAGCCTTGTATTAGTATCACGTGATGCCTGTACATCCCATGTATAGTAATCAACTCTATCTTGGTTAGCAGTTGAATCGATTAATTTTTCTGGTGGTATAATAGAATCAATGTATCCACCTTTGTCTTGTGCAAAGGAATATCCTTTATGTCCCTTAGCATGAAGTGATGTATTACCAAAGTTACTGTTAGAGTTGGTGATACTCATATCACCACCACTTTCCATTAGGAAGTGATCAGCGAAACCAACAGCGAAGATACTAACACACTGAATGAATGCGTCATTGATTGCCTTAATGTGGCAGTTTCTCCAGTCATCCTTCCAGTATGCATCACCCTTGGTGTGGTAAGGGACTGTTGCAAATGCATCAGAAAGAGATGCTTGGTTCCAAGTGTTTGTATATTTGTCGTAACGGATGAATGCTCTATCGTCTTTCTGTAGAGATACACCAGTGTACTGAGCACAAACCATAGACTTGAAGCCTGTGACCTTACTACCATCCGCTAATAGACCACAAATACCCCATGTTGACCTGATAGACAGGTTAAACATATATGGTGAAGCAGATTCTACTGAGTCAACCTCTGCCTGTACATAAGCACCAGTAGATAGACCATTAGCAGTAGAATATGTTTGATTATTCTGTAAGTTTAAAGATGTTACAGTACCAGGTAGAGTAAAGCTAAACCTTCTTCTATTAAGTGGATCTATACTAGCAACATTAAATGTTCCATTCAATGCTTCATCTAGACCATTATTTTGTACAGCAAAGAACTGGTTCTTAATATAACCATGAGCAATCTTTGTTGTTACATTAACAGTAATCTCACCTTGTGGAGTTGAATCAACTACCTGTAATGATTCAATAGATCTTAAGTCAGATAGAGGACCAACAATACGAGTCTCACTTACATTACCACTAAACTCATTTTGATCATCAATAGTAGGTTGATACTGTGCAAAAGATTGAGCAACCTTCTTATAGTAAAGTTCTAGTTCAGGTTTCTCGGCATACTGGAATACAGTAATCTTGTGGTGTGAGTACTCAGGTATAGCAAGATTAGCATTATCGTTCTTACGATAGTAAACCTTACCAACACCATCAGTAGTATCAAATAAAGGAGACTTAGTAGTAACGTCTCCATCCTTGATTGTAAACTGCCAGATATAAGCACCACCAGTTACATTGAAGATAGAGGTTCTACCTTGCTCTTTATCAGCAGGATCAGGAACATATAAAGGACGTATATGTGTTCTACGAAGATCATAACCAATTAAAGAACAGCCACGAGGGACAATACAACCACCCTCAGTACCATTAAACTTGTATAGGACGTTATCAGGATTAGACAGATCCACAACCGAAGAATCTGTCCAAGCATTAGTATACTGATCAAATCCAAAAACAGGAGTTCCAGATGTTGAAACTAATCCAGGTCTATTATCAATATAGTGGTCACCAGGCATAAGCATGATGGTGAACTCATCAAATCGATCATTATCGATTCCAGGAGCATATGAATATCTTGCTACCTCGATAAATGCCCTTTGAATCGTTACAAATGGACGGTTTGGTGAGTTACCTCTATTGTCTAATTCATCAGAAGCATTGAAATCATCTGGTGAGACATACAAATATCTACCAGTTTTACTGGAGATTAAGTTATCTAATCTTGTTAATGGCATAGTCCTTGGATTACCAATTGGTTGTTATAGCTGTCCTTGGGTTATTTATCAGAGTTATTCTCTCTCATTTCGGCATGAAGACGTTCAAGAGCTTTAGTTGCTTCAGGAGTTTCTTCCCACTCCCATGTCTCCTCACGTCCTCTCTTATCAGTTTTAGTGAATTGCTTTTTCATAGTATTATCGCACCCAATCTATTTAGATGGTGAAAAGTAATTAAAGTTTATCACACACTTGAATCTTGAGTCAAGTTGACTAACACCTCTGTGTTTTAATGATGATGGAAAAGTAATAAATCTGTTAGCACGACATTCTACTTTAGAACCATCTTCAAATTCAGTATACCCATCACAAGTATTCATATAAAAGATACCTGTGGTCATATTATCACATTCATAATCAGTATGATAATCACTATAATAACGGTCAACACCATTCACTTCATTAGTGACCTTTTTGGACTCATCAACCCATATGTCAAGTCCCACTTTTAAAGGTTCGAGATTAGCTTTAATTCTATAGATACCAATAAGACTCAATCTGGATAATATTGGTAGCATTAAAGGAAATTTTTCAGATCTTGTAAATAAACGAGCATCACTATTCGTCTCATAAAAAACATGAGTGAACTGATAATTGTTAAAATCATCTGCTCCAGTTATTACCTTATGTTCATTATAATACCAAGGTATACCACCAAAAAAGACTTGCTCTCTAAGTTGATCAAACTCTACATTACTTAAGAAACCATCGTGTAAATTTATCATTGGTGCAAATACGCAGATATAATATACTTTTTACCTTTATTAGGAGTTACTCCTCTATGAATAAAATTCCATGTAGATGGGAACATAACTAATTTACCAGTAGAAGGTATAATCTTCTTACCACTAATAAACTCAGTCTCTCCACCATCAACATCATTCAAATAGAATAACATAGCAATCATTCTAGGAGATTTTCTATCTATAACAAAATCATCATGCCAGTGAAAATATCCACCTGGTTCATATGCTTTTACATTATATCCATGATCATCAAACTTTGCATTATAGAAAGGATTGGGAGTTGGATCAAGCTTATTAAAAATTTCAAAACAATAATCCATATAGTTCTGTATATTCTCACTAACACTTTTAGAAACTATATCATCCAAATCTTTCCAATCTTCTAAGTCTGTTATATACAGATCCGTAGAAGTCTTCAAACTATTATTGACTACTTTACTACTATTATCAGAATTACCTACAAGACCAAGAGATTTACGTTCATCTGCTTCAAACTTTACTATTATCTCTTCACAGATATCACTGCTTAAAGCATTATCATTAATATAGATGAAATCCTCCATCACGATTTTTGGCCAGAGAAATTTTTACGAAAAAGGGGGAATCTCACCCCCAATTAGTCATTTGGGTAACAAGGCTGACTTAACCCCGATCACTTGTCCTTAGACAGTCGCCAATTGGCGAGCATTCGCAGTAGGAATGCGAGTGAATGCTACGATGTTATTCGCAGCAGGTTTATCTGTTTTTGCAGATGTGGTTTGCTTATCCAAGCAGGTTTCAGTCCCGATCCTTATACCCTGTCGAAGCCATGGC